GCACCCAGACGGCAGCGGCGATCCTCTGGGACAGCGTCGATGCCAGCGGCGGCGATATCAATGCCGTCGTGCTGATCCGCGGCCCCGCCATCGTGAACCAGCATGAGATCACCATCCCCGGCACGCCCACTGCACCGCAGATCGCCGCTGCCCACGCCGCGCTGCTGACGCTCGGCATCCTCGTCCGCTAACCCAATCCAATCCCGCGCTTTTCGGACGCAAAACCGGTCGCACCGGTCGCACCGGCGCCCACTTTTGCTGGAAGCGCTTTCAAAGGAGGCACCCCATGGCCACCATGGACATCTTCGAAGGCGATGCCTTCTCGATCATCGAACTCACCCGCGCGCTGGAAAACATCCCCTACAAGCCCGCCACCCTGTCCAGGTCGGGTCTGTTCGGGCCGCGTGGCGTCCGCTCGCGCACCGTTGTCATCGAGAGCCGCGATGGCACGCTGTCGCTGATCCCGTTCTCCGAACGCGGCTCGGCCTATGACCAGCAGACCCCGGAACGTCGGGATGTTCGGGCTTTCGTCTGCCGCCAATTCAAGAAACAGGACGTGATCTGGGCCTCGGAAATCCAGCAGGTCCGAGATTTCGGGACCGAGTCCGCCACCCAGCAGGTGCAGGCCGAAGTTGCCCGCAAGCTGGGTCGCCTGCGCAATGATGCCGAGACCACCTTCGAATATCACCTCTTCAATGGCATCCAGGGGCTGGTGAAAGATCCACGCGACGGTGCCACGGTGGTGAACTATTTCACCGAGTTCGGCATCACCCCGGCCACCGAGGTGGATTTTGATCTCGACAACGCCACCCCGGCGTCCGGTGCGCTGCGCAAACGCTGCCAGGCGCTGATCGAAGGCGTCGAGGACACCATGGGTGGCCTCGCCACCGGCGCCATCGCGCTGCGCGCCGAGTGCGGCTCGGCCTTCTTCGCCGATCTGGTGGCGCACAAGGAGGTGCGCGAGACCTACCTCAACACCGCCGCCGCCGCCGATCTGCGGTCGCGCATCGCCGACGAGGTCAGCTTCGGCGGCATCACCTTCCGCCGCTACCGGGGCGGGGCGGGCTTTGGCGTCGCCACCGACAAGGCGGTGTTCTACCCCGAAGCCGTCGACGGGCTGTTCGAGATCTACCACGCCCCCGCCGACACCTTCGAGACGGTCAACACGCTCGGCCAGCCACTCTATGCCCGCATGATCCCCGACCGCGACCGCGACGAATGGGTGCGCCTCGAGATCGAAAGCAACCCGCTGCCGATCTGCACCCGCCCGCAGGTCTTGCGCTCGGCGCGGCGGACGTGATGAACGACTTTGCCGCCGCCATCAAGATGCTCTTCGCCGATCCGAGCATCGGCGCGGAGGCGATCTACACATCCGATGGCGGCGCGCCTGTTCTGGTGCGCGCCGTTATCCGCAGGCCGGATGAGGTGACCAGCTTCGGCGATGCCCGGCTCTGGTCGGAAACCACCCGCATCGACCTGCGTGTGACCGAGGTGCTGAACCCGCGCCCCGGCGACCGGATCGAGATCGACGGCGAGGCCTTCCTCATTCAGGGCGAGCCGGTCCGAGATCGCGAGCGGCTGGTCTGGACAGTGGATCTGAGGCCAGCGTGAAACTGAAACTCGCCATCGATCCCGACATCGTTGCCCTGATGGCCGCCGAGGTCGCGGCAGGCGAACGCGCTGTCACCGCCGCCATGCGCGAAGCTGGCACCAGCCTGAAATCCGCCTGGCGCACCCAGATCACCGGCGCGGGGCTGGGCACACGCCTCGCCAACTCGATCCGCTCCGCCAGCTTTCCAAAGTCCGGCGAAAGCCTGAACGCGGCGGCGCTGGTCTGGTCGAACGCCCCGGTGATCATCGGTGCGCATGACACCGGTCCGCTGATCCGCTCGAAGAACGGCTTCTGGCTCGCGATCCCCACGCCAGCTGCGGGCAAGTCAACGCGCGGCGGCCGGATCACCCCCAACGAATGGGAACGCCGGACGGGCTTGCGCTTGCGGTTCATCTACCGCCGCAGAGGTCCGAGCCTGCTGGTGGCCGAAGGTCGGTTGAACACGAAGGGGCGTGCGGTAGCGTCACGGTCGAAAACCGGCCGGGGCGTCATCACCGCGCCGATCTTCCTGCTTGTGCCGCAGGTTAAGCTTCCGAAGCGACTGGACCTCGCGCGGGATGCCGAGCGGGCGGCGGACGGTGTGCCGGGGCTGATCGTGGCCAACTGGGTGGACGGGCGGATATGACGCAATTCGCCCTGTCTTGGACTCAGCCGGGGCTATCGGCTGGCCAGGCGCGAACGATGTCGCGCTTCTCGGCGGACTGCGACGATGAGAACCCCGATGCAGCCGACGAGCAGAACCACGCCACCCACAAGTGGGGAAAGGCTTGTGCCGCGGGTCAGTGCCGCCGTCACTGCGACCACGGCAAGAATGGCGGCGGTCAGCCTTGCATCGCTGACGAACATCTTGAAGAGTTCGGACAGGACATCCTTCAGAATGCTCATGGCAGGGCCTCCATCACCGGCCGCCGCACCATGCGGGCCGCCATCAGGCCTGCGACGAGGAAGAGGCCCGCAAAAACGAACAGCGCCAGATCATGCCCGGGCCAGTCTACCCCCAAGCCTTCGCCGGTCCAAAATACGCCAAAGGCCGACAGCATCACGCCCACTCCGAACTTCAGCGTGTTTTCCGGCACCTTCGACAACGGGCGATGAGCAATGGCACCGACCATCAGAACCAGCGCACATGCGGCAAGGGCGCCGAGGCTGGCAGGCCACAACAGCCCACGCCCCGCGCCGACCGCAATGACGATGAAGATGACCTCGAGCCCTTCCAGCAGGACCGCCTTGTAGGCAGCGATGCCCGCGATCCAGTCCTGCGAGGTTTGCTGCCGCTTGATGTCGGCGGTCAACTCGGCGGTCTCCTCGGCAAAGATCGCGTCTTCGTCATGCAGCGGCAGGACACCTCCGGCCCGCAGCGATGCCTTGCGCAGCCAACCGATCCCGAAGAGCAGGAGAAGCACGCCGATCACCAGTTGCAGCAGGTGCACGGGCACCTGGTCCAGGAGGGGCCCGAGGATGACGACAACGGCTGCCAAAGTCGCCAGCGCCGACCCGGTGCCCAGCACGGCGGGTTTCCAGCCGCGCAGGGTCGCGACCACCAGCACGATGGTGAACGCCTCGACCACCTCGACCAACGAGGCGAGGAAGGCTGCACCGATGGCAGGGGCAGCGGTGGACCATTCAAGCATGCGTCACCTCATTTGTTTTCATCATGGGCGTCGAAGACCCGGCGCGCATAGTCATCCAGAACAATGACACACCCGGCCAGCCGCGCCTCGGCCTCGGCCGCGCAGGGGGCGCCATAGAAGTCGAGCTTCTGGATCTTTGCCAACCAGCCTTGCAACTTCTTCAGATCGACGTCGTTTTCTTCAAGCTCGGCATAGGTGTAGTGGTTTGCGGTCACTTCCTTGGCCACTTCGCGCTCGAAATCGTCGCACTTGTCGATGAACTCGGCATAGGCTTCGTCCCGCTCCGCCTTGAACCGGGAAAGAACTTTCGCCTCCTGACCCGGATCGAGGGCGACGGTTTCTAGGATCACCGACTCGCCGTTTGCTTCTGCGATGTCGTTCTCCAGCATCTTGAGACGGCGGATATGGTCATCGGTCTTGGGCAAAAGGCAGACCCCGTTCTGCAGGTAGACGGCACCCATACCCTTGAGCTTGCGCCAGAGCGCAACCCGTTTGGCAGCGGGTTCTGGGGGAACTTTATAGGTCAGGAGGAGCCAGGAAACTGTGTGCATAGATCTCCGATAATGTAACAGTCGTAACAAGTCAATCTGATGGACCGAAACCATTTGTATGGACGCGCTGCACGCCCGATCAGCATCGCTGCCAGATCTCATCTTCTTCGCACACCGCTCCGCTGCCTTGCCAACGAGTGAACGTTCCATGACCCTCCGCGAAACCATCCTCGCCGCGCTTCACGCGCGGCTGCAGACTCTTGCGGCCACCGCCCTGCGTGGGGATGTCCTGCCTGAGCGCATCCCGTCAGCCGGCCTATTGATCCTGCGCGATGGCGAACCGGGAGAACCCGAGGTGACGCTGTCGCCGCTGCGCTACCACTACCAGCACCGGGCCGAGATCGAGGCGGTCGTGCAGGGTACTGCCCGCGATACTTCCTTCGACACCCTCTGCGCCAGCATCGGTGCTGCGCTTGCCACTGATCGCACGCTGGGCGGCCTCTGCGACTGGGTCGAGGCTGAAGCGCCTCGACCGGTCGATTTGCCGGTCGAGGGTGCCGCCAGCCTGAAGGCAGCGGTGATCCCGGTGGTGTTGCACTACACTTTGACAGATCCGCTTAGCTGATAACGGCCGCAGTTCTCATCCTGCGTTCGGCGGGACAAAGGTCCCCCGGACCTCTGTCTGATCCGCCTTACTCCACGGCCGACCCGCTCGGCTGACCCCCTTCACCAAAGGAGAACACGATGGCACGAGCCCATGGGGCGCGGGCGCAGATGGCGCTTGCGTTCGAATCCGTCTATGGCACCGCGCCCGCCACGGGCTATCGCACGGTGCCCTTTGCCAGCACAACGCTCGGCTCCGAACAGCCGCTGATCGCCTCGGAACTGCTGGGCCAGGGGCGCGACCCGCTGGCCCCGATCAAGGATGCGGTCACCGCCGACGGCGATATCGTCGTGCCGATCGACGTCGAGAACCTTGGGCTGTGGCTGAAGGCGGCCTTCGGCGCGCCGGTCACCTCCGGCACAACGCCCAAGACCCACACCTTCCAGTCGGGCAACTGGATGCTGCCAAGCATGGCTATCGAGACGGCAATGCCCGAGGTGCCGCGTTATGCGATGTACACGGGCTGCGTCTGCGATCAGCTCTCTTGGCAGATGGCCCGGTCGGGACTGCTGACCGCGACGGCCCGGCTGGTGGCGCAGGGAGAAAGCGTTGCAGCCACCACGGCAGCGGGCACGCCCACCTCGCTGGCTCTGCAGCGTTTCGGGCATTTCAACGGGGCGATCACTCGCAACGGCTCGCCGCTCGGCAATGTCATCTCGGCCGAAGTGACCTATTCCAACGGCCTCGACCGGATCGAGACCATCCGCTCGGACGGCCGCATCGAGGGGGCAGACCCCGGCATGGCCGCGCTGACCGGCCGGGTGGAGGTCCGTTTCGCCGACAGCACGCTGATCACGCAGGCCATCGACGGCACGCCTTGCGAACTGGTCTTCGCCTGGAGCCTCGGCGCCAACGCCAGCTTCACCTTCACCGCCCATGCCGTCTACCTGCCGCGCCCCCGGATCGAGATCCCGGGCCCGCAGGGCATCCAGGCCACCTTCGACTGGCAGGCCGCCAAGGCCGTCAGCCCCGCCCGCA